GTGAAATGTATTTTTCTGTTATAGGCCTTAACTGCCGAACATAACCTCTTAAACTCATCAACCTCTCCATTTATAAACAATATTTCTACTATTTATAACTATACTTGATTGGAGATTAAATGTCAAGTTAAAAGCTTAATTATTTCCGTTTTAATGTTTTGAGCATCTTCTGGGGTGTTATTGTTTCTAATTGATAGGTGCTCACGAAGAAAGAAGTTATTTTGAAGATTATTCATCTGAGTTTTTCTACCTTCTATCCAAGTCTTGTTCTGCAAATTTCCTCTTTCGTCTTGTCGTTTTTGTTCTTCTTCTAAACTTGTAGTAAGAATAAACACTTTAGTATCGTAGTTTTCTGTTAACCACTCTACCTTAGATGTTAGACGATCCCCCTCAAAAATTATATGCCGATAGTTCTTAACCTGTTCATCAATAAAACTTTCAAATACACCCTTTGCAAGAACAGAATATGACCACGAATCTGTACCAGAAAAAATATTTTGATTCCATTGACCAAAACAAAGTATGTCATTGTATTTGGTACAACGAAATAACTTCTTTGGTTCTATTAGTTCTGGTTCGCCGATTAGGTCATCACAAATTGATTTCAAACAAGAGCTCTTACCAACTGCTGGGGCGCCTATGATACAAAATACGCTCATACTAGAAGATATTTCTTTTCATACTCTAGAAATTCCTCAGATACCTCAAAAGGAAACTTGTCAATTACATCTACTTTATCGTGATATAACTCAATTTCAGCAAGTTCATACCTGTCTACGATTGAAGCAGTAACCTTGATGACGTTTCCAGTATCAGCATTATTAAGAGTAAATCCCTTCAACTTGTCATTCTCTTCACTTGTTACCGCAATAGTTTGTGAGCAGAAAATCCACTCTTTCATAAACTTTTCAAAGTCAATGAAAATATTCCAGTTATCAAGAAGATAATACGCATATGTTTGGGGAGAAATAAAGTGATCCTTACACCTGTCTTTGGAATTTAACATCAAAGCATCATTGGACATATAACCAGAAGTATAAGCACCAACACCCTCATAAAAGTGTCTGGTGCAATCCCTCTTATTAATATTGGAATCCCAAAGGTTATCATTCATAATACCCTTTAAAGCAGAGTGTGTGACTTTACACTTTGACATTTGTTTATGTGTTAGGGGCTTTATTACCACAAGTTATTCCTCAATATCATCAATAAAGTTGCCGACTTCACCTGCAACCTGTGTCTTGAACAAGAAGTTAATCTTACCCAACTTATTTTCGTTGTCAGCATTTGCAACATCGTGACATATCTTAATGTGATCTTTCAGATAATTATTATAAATACCTTTTCTTACGTCTGGAATGTCTTTTGCAAGAGTATCAGTAAAACCAACTGCAACATTAACATCAAGACCTTTTACTAGCAGAGGACATATCTTTTTCCACAAACGGGCATGGCGATCACCAGCAACATCACCAGTGCCTCCGCGTAAAGTTGCAACAACCCACTGTGTGGCAGCATTGATATCAATACCATATTCAGCATCAACTGCTTTAATCAGTTCATCCCTTGTAACATTGTCCATCTGTTTATAATCTTCGATTACAGCAGAGCAAATAGTATCAACAGTCTTTCCGATTTCTTTTTTCCAACCAATCTCTTTTAAGTAAGCGTTAATTGAAGTCTTGTTCTTGTTACAATCACCAGCAGCAATTGCAGAGATTACGTTAGAAACAACATCAAGAATGTCACCGTTATTCTCAGGATCACTCGTTAGGTTTTCAGCAATTGCATACTGACGTAAAACTTTAGTGTTTGCAAACTTGACGATGGCAACCCAAATGTATTCAACACCTTCTGCAATAAACCCCTTAAACCTATGTTTACCAGCAACTAATTTGCCTTCGGGTGTAATTACAGGGGGTTCACGATACTGACCTTCATAACGGCCTTCTCGTATCTCAGTCCTTAAACCCTTGATGGTAATCGGGTCAGTCTTACCTTCATGGCGACCAAAGTTTGCATACGCAATATCGACATCAGAAACTTTAACATAACACATCTTAACGAGGGTCATACCCTCTCTCATTGCAGGTTTTTTCGCAAAACCCTCTAGTGCAACATCTTCTTTAATCTTAAATGGAAAGTTCAAAATTCACCTCTTTTTTTATCTTATATAGCTATTATAGGCCATAAGCCACACTTTGTCAAGGCAAAAATAGGTTAATCTAGAACATATTTTGTGGTAATAACGTATTTTCGGGCAGGATTTACCATAACATTCAGAAATTCTGACATAACATACCTGTTTAACAGACATTCAGTGGTAAAATCATCGCGGTCATTGAGGCCAAACATGATATCATAGGTACTGCCTGCAAATTCCATAGGTAACTGAACAACAGGTCTTTCATCATTTCCACCACCAGTTTTTGCATCATAGGTTTTAATTAGGTTTGTGGTTATGGTTTTACCCTTTAATGTAAAGGTAATTTTCTTACCTTTCACATTAATGTCTTCTGCGTGTAGAACACTAAATGCAGAGTTGCCTGTGTCAAATTTTGCTTCAATTTCACCGAATGGGTCAATACTCACTACTTCCTCAAATCCACATTGAACTGGTGTGGTGCGTCTTGATGCAACGTCTTTGAAGTGTTCTAGAATTGTCTTTGCGACATTGAGTCCAGAGTTTGCTTCCTCTATTCCTTCGCTTCCTGGCGAAGAGTTGACTTCTAAAATAAATGGTGGTGTTGTCTTAGGATTAGCTGATGGTATAAAATCTACAGCAGTTAGAATACCATCTAAGGCTTTGGATGCAAGTAAGCATTGTTCTGTTTCAAGGTCAGATAGTTTGTAGGATTTAACCTTTGCACCCTGAGAATAATTACTTCTAAAATCACCCTCTACAACAGCTCTTTGCATAGTGCCGACAATCTTACCACCAAGAACAATTACCCGAACATCAAAATCACTCTTAATGTATTCTTGAATTAATAAATCTGAACTTGAATCTGTCTTATACATCAACTGTACGATTGAGGTTAATGCTCGTTCTGATTCAATAAACAAAACACCAACACCTTTAGAACCTCTCAAAGTTTTCATTATGATAGGAAACTTTGTGTCCAGTTTTTGAACTGCACTTTCCAATTCATCTTCATTTGGTATGAGAACCGTTTTGGGTTGAGTTAGTCCGTAGTCTTTTAATTTAATGTATGTGCGATATTTATCTGCAGCCATAGAGATTGTGTCTCTAGGATTAACACAACAGATACCTATCTTTTCTAACTCTGAAATTAAATCTAATGAGCTATCCCTAGATGGTGTTCCACGAACAAATACAACTGTGTTAGAGGGAGAAATATCAAATCCCTTTTCATCACCAGCTTCATGAATTTTGTAAGTCTTATCGTAGGACAAGTTTGCGCCATCTAATGAAATGACATAGTTTGCAAGTCCTAACTTATCAGATTCTTTTTTGATGCTTTTTGCAGTAGTAGAATTATCATTATGTTCAACTGAAAGAACAACAACTCTATAGTCTTCTTGTTTTTCTTCAGCAATAAATGACTTAAACTTTTCCATTAGGATTCTTTTTTCTTACTACCTATGTTGTACTTAGTTTCTAAATCCCATTCGTTTTTTTCACGAAATGATAAAACTTTAATTTGGCTAAGAGGTGCAATTTCACCAACTTCGCTAATAATGTTTACCAAACCCCAATCTTTTAATAAATTTGCAATTGTGTTTCGTCTTGCAACATCATTTTCTGTAAGGTTTGTAGATTTTCCATCAAGTGCAAATAATTCTTTAAAATGCAAAATGTAGTAACGTCCTTGCTTGTGTAAAATATGACAAGATTGGTATAGTTTTTTTTCTTTTCTTGATGCAACGCCTATACGAGAAAGTGTTTCCCGAACTTTTAAAAAGTCATCAGGTTCTTTTAACCCGACTTCTAGCATTTGCTCCTGTGTCCAATTAACTTCTTCCATTTCTTCCACCTTTATTTAACCGTGTTTTTATGGCAGAAATTTGTTCATCATCTAGTATATCAAGAGCGGCTTTTGCCTTTTCATTATTATATCCATAATACTCTTTAACATATTCTAGATTCTTTAATTTCTTCGCCTTCAACCAAGGGGTATATCTTTTCCTTGCTCTTAGACTATTTAGTAAAAAGTCAAACTGTAACTTCTTATCTAGGTGGTGATATTGATTAAGTTCGTTAACAAGCCGTATTGTATCAGGAAACGGAGCAACACACTTGTTTACAATAAATGGTGCGTATTTCTTTTCCCACATTTCATCTTCACTATCTAGTAGTGGTTCTTTAGATACATTTATCGCATTAAGATACTCTTTTAGTTCGTACATTTTATTTATTAACCCATGTTTTAAATACAACAACAGTTCTTAATTCATAACACTGTCGTGAGACAGACTGTGCTTGGTGTGGTGCGTATGCTGGAAATACAATTAAACGATTACCTATGTTTTGTATTAGTTGACCATCAACAACAGTTCCACCGTTCCAATC